CATTTGCCAGCGGCTCACTAAGACGGGCAGACAATTCGGTTTCACCTGCATCACGCCCGGCAATGCGCACCTGATACCAGCCGTCACTCAGTTTCTGACGAAACGCCGGGAGCTGTGTGGCCAGTGCCCGGATGGCTTCAGCCCCCGTTTTCACACGAAGGTCGATGCGGCGACCAAATCGTTGTAAATCCCCGTAAAGGCAGATGCGCGCCATGCCCGGTGACGCCAGAGGGAGTGTGTGCGTCGCTGCCATTTGTCGGTGTACCTCTCTCGTTTGCTCAGTTGTTCAGGAATATGGTGCAGCAGCCCGCCGTCACCGCAGTAAATGGCGGCATGATTCGGCACCGATGAACCAAAACAGCACAGCAGCACATCGCCCGGCTGTGCCTCTGTCAGTGCGACACGGTAAAAACCCGTCACCTCCATATTGTCAAGATAGAGATTCTGACCGTGACGCCACCAGTCATCCCCGCGATGAAAATCCGGCATCTCAATCCCCGCCAGATGATAAGCATCCCGGAACAGCGTGTAACAGTCCGTCACCCCGTGCTCAAAGCGCCGCCCGGTAAGATGCGGCACACAGCGGAATTTATGAATCTCACCCCGGCAGACCAGCCACCACGGCAAATCGCTCTGCACCTGCAGCCGCCTGTCAGCCTCACTCAGCCAGGGCAGACCACCGGGGTGGCTGTGGACCAGCGCCACAATCTCACCCTGCATCTCTGCCCGCAGCCAGTCCTCCGGCGACATCCGGAAATACGCCTCCGGCTCACCGGAGATATTCACGCAGGGAAAATATCTTTCCCCCTCCGGCGTTCTCACCACGAAGCCGCACAACTCCGCTGGCGCACATCGCCGGGCGTGCGCCAGAATCGCTGATTCTGTCTGTGTCATGGATTTACTGAGAAAGTTTATTGATGGAAAGGAAACCGCCGAAATTACCGGTATTGTTGCGCAACTCACACCCGCGCATACACTTGCTGCATTTGTCCTTCCGGATATCCGTCGTTGGTTTGTCGAACTCGTCAGCCACTGCCCTGCCCGTGTAACCACACTCATCAGAACGGTAAGTCCACATACAGGTATTCGCCAGCATGATACGCCCCGGGAAAACCGCGCCATCCGTCTCCGTTGGTGTGGCCAGCACAAAAGAGGCACTGACCGCGCTCAGTTCGCTGCACTGCTCGATGCGCCAGCGGCTGATCACCTCCTGTTCCGGATCGGCGTCGCTGTTTCCGTTGACGAAGTTCACCGCATCCAGAAAACGGGCGTAAACCTTACGCCGGACCACCGTTCCGCCGACCAGACTCTGCAGATCTTCCGCCATACCGGTGACCATGCCGTGCAGGTTAGAGACCGTCAGTGTCGGACGGGCAGCACAGCCCCTGCCGTTCAGTTCAAACCCCGACCCCTGAATGGGGTATGCCTGATACTGCCGCCCCTGCCAGGTGACCGGCTCACCTTTTTCGTTCTGCTCATTACAGAAAAATACGCTCACCACCGACCTCTGTCAGATCGATTTCCCAGAGCTCCACCCGGGCTGACTGCTCCGCACGGGTGCATTCATTCAGTGTTTCCTGCCGGATATCCTGCATCAGTTCACCACCTGTTCAAAATCGGCCGTTACAGTCACCCATAACGCCCCCACGCTTGCCGACCATTTACGACAAACCACCCTGATCAGTTTCCAGTCATAAGGTGGCGTCCACTGAAATGCGCGGACGCCACCGTGCCGTTCCAGAAAGGCTTTTAAAGATGGGTGTTCACCTTTACGAACACGTATCGTCACGCTGTAAGTCGACAACTGGTTATTCAGTCCCGCCGCACGACGCTGTTCATAACCATCGCCCAGCTTCACTGTCACCACTTTCGGCTCTGATACCACATTCATATCCGGGCGCACTTTCCAGTGAAACGTCTCCATTACCGGTATGCTCCACTTAACCGGCCACCATCACGGGCCTGCTGTTGCATAAAGTCCGCGGCCGCTTTTTTCCCGAGGTCATAAACCACCTTCAGGGCAGCCGGACCTATCTGCCCGTTCGTGCCGTCGTTATTGATCTCAATGTTGTACTGCGGGGCAAACATCACCATGCCTGAACCACCAGTATCCGCCACAACCCCCAGCTTACCATCAGCACCGCGACGCAGTGGCAGAATGGCTTCAGGTCCCGCTTCCCCCATCACACCCGCGCCTTTTGCAAAAGCAAAAAACGTCGGACGGTTAACCACCGTGCCACTGTAGCGACTCAAATCAGCAGACTGGTAAACACCGCCATCAGCATTAGTCGTGAAGCCGAATAAAGAACCGACGCCCTTTACCGCCTGCATCATGGCCATCTGTGCCATAATTCTGGCCATATCTGACAACAGGGAAGAGGTGAAGGATTTAAAATTCAGCTTACCGGTGGTACAGAATGTCGCCAGTGCATTACCGGCACTGCTGAATGCCACTGTAAACATCTGTTCTGCCGTTCCCGCCGCATTATCCGCATCCGCCGTAAAATTCTGAAACGCCCGCATGGCACCGTTTTTCCAGTCGCCCTGCGCCACTTCCAGTTCCTGCCAGTAGCGTTTGTTTTCATTCAGTTGTCGCTTCAGGCTCCCCTTCAGCACCTCCTCAGCCCTCCGGTAGTCCTCCGTCCCGTAAGTGCCTTTCTGGCGACTGTCATTCTCAAGCTGTTGCAACTGTTGCCGGTATTCCTGCCGGATGCGCAACTGTGCCTGGTAGCGCTGCCGCTGCTTATCCCCCATACCTGCAGTGGCAATATCCAGATTGTGCTGCTCACGCAGTGCACGTTCTTTGTCTGCCAGCTGGCTGGTCAGCTGAACCGTTTTTCTCAGGTCGTTAAGCGCTGTCTGTTTCTGCAGCTCCTGCTGTTTCACATCCAGCAGCGTCAGCGCCTGAATCAGCTCATTCTTACGGGCCAGCACACTCTTTTCATCTGCCGTCAGCTTTTTCCCGTCCAGGTCGCTGATGCGCTGCTGCAGGGCCAGAAGCTGTTTATGCGCTTCAGTCATCCTTTCAGTGGCAATGCCTGCTGACTGTCTGGCAGCAGCAATCTGCCCTTCCACCTGTGCCTGCTGCTGACTGTACTGCAGCAATAACCGGGTGGCCTCATCATTACGGGTTGCCCGTGTATTTTTCTTAATGGCTTTTTCGTAACGTTCATTTTCACGCTGTATCGCCGCATCCCTGACAGCCTGGTCGGCGTACTGCATGGCATTAATACGCGCAATTTCCCGCTGATGTCGTGCAGCTTCCGTTTCATTCATCCGGTTCAGCGCGGCATTTTCAGCATTCCGGCGTTTCTGTTGCTCCTGGTAATTCCGTTCTGCCTGCGCTTTTGCATCCTGCAAATCCTTCCGGCGTTTTTTCTCCTGAAGATCGTTAAGACGCTGCTGATCGTACTCCACCTGTGTGGAGGCGTTTGTCCACGGATATTTTTTCGCGCGCTGAATTTTTTCCTGTAACGCATCAATCTGCGCATCCAGCGAGTCTTCACGACCAATATTCATGGCCGCATCCCAGAACTGCTTCCACCAGTCAGACAAGGTTTGCAGCGTACTACCCAGCGCATTGAGATTATTATCAATATCAGATGTGCGTTTACCGGTTTCCTCTGCCAGCGCAGACATGGCGATCCGGGCCGCATCACTGGACCGCCCCTGCTCCCCAAGGACGCGTATCTGCTCAAGCTGAGTGGCAGTCAAAAAATGCAGCGCATTGTCCAGCGCCTTCGCGGCATTTACAGGATCATCCTTCAGCCGCTTAAACTGATTTATGGTATCGCTGACCGACTGGCCAACCGATCGCTCCATCTGTGCGGCAGCTTTCGCCACCATACCAATATCGTTTCCATGAAATGCCCCACTGCCCACCACCTGTGCCAGCGCACCGGCTGCCGCATGTTGCGTGATACCATTCCCGGATATGGCCCGGCTGAGTTTCCACAACTGCCCGACAGTGACACCGGCATAATGTCCCGTCAGCGCCAGCTGACGGTTAAATTCCTCGCCCTCCTTCCGGCCGTCATGCCAGGCTTTACCCAGACCCAGGACCGCCGCGACAAGTCCGCCAATAACGCCGCCAGTCATCATGCCTTTCGGCGACATCAGTGCGCCTGTCCATCCGGCACGGTTAGCCAGCGTTATCCCGGATCCCCTCAGCGCACCAAAATTGCCGCGCGCCATCTGACTGATTAACACCCCCAGCTCCCGCCGGCTGCCGCACTTTTCAGCCCCAGCGAATGTGTGGCTTTTCCTGCCCGCTCCATTTTGCGGATATACACTTCTGCAGCACTGCTTACCCCCAGCTGAGCCGCCCTGGCGCGAAGCAACTCAGAAGACGACAGATTCTGGCGGGTTGCCTGCTCTTTAAGCTGGCGGATAAACGCCGCTTTCTGCCGGGTGGCCTGTTCCTCTGCCTGCGTCAGGGCACGGGTTTTCGCCGTGATCTCCGAAATCAGCGCCAGATAATCCTGCTGACCAACCCCGCCACTGTTCTGGCCTGTCGGATCTGCTGCTGAATACGCTGTAATTCCTGAAGCCCCGCACCGGCCTGTTTCACACTGTCAATCTGGCGATAAAAGGCGGCAGCCGCTTTATCCTGCGCCTCCGCCAGTGCCCTGGCCTGCGCCTGTTCCTCGAGCATTTTCTGATTCAGGGCATCCACGCGCAGACGGGTTTGTTCCACCTCACGGGCCATGCGTTCATGAGCCCGTGCGTTCTTTTCCACCGTCTGCGCATGGGCTGATGCTGCTGTTGCAGCCGAAGAAGCCGCCTGCATTGTCTGCCGGGCCGCCTGAGTCTGACGCTCCATAAAACGCTGCATACGGGCAGAAGACCGTTCTGCATCGCTGACTGCACCATTCAGAAGGTTTTTGATACGGGGAATTTCATTTTTAAACTCTGCCGCATCAATCCCCAAATCAATGACCAGGTTGGCTATCTGGTCCATAACGCACACCTCCGGAAATACCTTCCCCAAGATGCATCAGTTCTTCGTCCGTTCGCTCCGGTATCCCGTTCTCTTCCGGTAAAAGGCTGAAATCAGCCACCGCAGCATCGCTGCTGCCGGACACCATTCTCACGATCAATGCCTTCAGCGAGGCAAACTGCGCATCCATCCACACATCACTGAAGCTCTGCATCCGGAAATAATCGCCCCACTCACCAAGCTCAGTGGCCGACATTTCCGACAGCATCCGCCGCCAGTCTGCCCGCCGGAACTCCCGGGCAAGCCGCATGACAAACTGCATTTCCCGCGTCAGGACTTTTCCGGCGTCAGCGCCTCATGATCATCATCCCCGGCATTCTCAATGGTCCCCATACCGCTCAGCGACAGAACCCTCTCCGCCCCCGCGCCCAGCGCATCATACGACCATGTTGTCATAATGGATGCGCAAAGCGTCTCAACATCCTGAGACTGCTCAGCATTCCACAGTGAGCGGGAAACCAGCCAGGCATTGATATCCATTCCCATACGCAGAAAAGCAATCTGTCGTTCAGCCTCCGGCAGTTCTCCCTCCTGTGCATCAAACTTTGCCGTTCGCTGCTGAACAAACGTCAGATATTCAATTCTCTGCAGCCCGGACAGCTCACTGAGCACCACGGACTGTTTTTCATAATTAAACGTATCCTGTTTCAGAAACATCATGTTCTCCGGATGCAAAAAGCCCCGGATAACCGGGGCAATGATGAGTATCGTCCTGTTATGGTGCGCTGACGGTCACCGCAGCCACTGCCACAAACTCTCCGTCAGAGGTCATGCCCACGATGCTGACACTGCCCTGCTTCACGCCTTTCACCGTGGCCACAAGCCCGCTCAGGGTCACCGAAGCAGTCTGAGGATCTGACGAATGCACACTGATCGCTTTGTCACTGGCCCCGTCAGGTTTTACTGTAAAGGTCAGTGTGGTGGTTGCTCCCGCTTTGACACTGACAGATGCCGGTGCCACCGTCAGTCCGGTAACACCCACGGTTTCAGCGCCCTCCTCTGCCAGATACGGACGCCCCACACCGCTGATTTTTACAGTACGGGTCATCACCTCTTTTGAGGTAATGGTTTTACCCAGTGAACTCAGCCAGCCACGGAAAACATCAACCGTACCGTTGGGGTATTTGATACGAAACGCGCAGACTTCACCGGAATCGAACAACTGAACCAGTTTTTTCTGCCCGCTGTCACCCGGACGCCAGGCCAGCGTCGCCAAAGTATCACCGACGGATTTCTGCCCCTGGGTTGTCGTTTTCCAGTCTGCATCTTCATCATCGAGATAAGTGTCATCTTCTGCATCAGCGGTCATTTCGCCAGGTTGCAGATCCTTCACCATCGCAAGACGCAGCCAGTCAGTGTCCGACAAAGGGTTCGCAAACGCATCGCCCTTGCCGGTGTACATCCAGAACGTCGTTCCCGCACCTTTCGTTTTTGCCAGTGGATTTGGTGTGGTCATTGCCACCTCCTTAATTCGTGTACGTGATCTGGTACGTGATTTCCGCCATCGCCCAGGTGGCCATCTCATTATCACGTTGATAGTTAAAACCGAGTGGGATCAGGGTGTCGATGAGTCCGGAAAATGCAGGTACATCATTCAGGGCCGGGAAAATGGTGCTCTCCATCCACATATCCAGCTCTGAATCCGGTGCCTGTGCCCGGATGAAGACAGCAATATGCAGAACAGCCTGCCAGTCATCTTCATCCGTCATTTTTCCGGTGTACAGAGCATCACTCAGCCACACCGCCACGGCAGGCAGTTCCTGCGCATCAACAAATGCCGGAAGCCCGTCAAAAAACGTGGCGCTGTCTCCACACTGTTCCCGAAGGCGTGCCAGTACGACCTGGCGGATTTGTGTATGTCGGTTCATCGGGTCAGCCATAACCTCAGTTGTTGTTTCAGCGCATACCCCAGCTGTTTCGGCATTTCCGCAGCAATGATGCGGTCGCGGGCATCTTCAAATGCCTGTGTCAGCGGTCCGGACATCGGGATTTTCACCACATCAATGGGGTAACGATTTTTGCCGTCAATACGCCGCATCACATGCCAGCGACCATTCGCCAGTTGCTGAATAAACGCATCCCGGAAAAGGTATTTCCCCACTTTCAGTACGCTGCCACGATGACGTGAGTTGCTGCCATGCCGGGAGCGGGCCAGTCTGACCTGTGCGGTACCCAGCTTAATGGCGGGCAGGTTACCCCGGTTAACACGCATGCGGGCATACATTTTTCCTGAGGGGCTGGCTTTAAGCAGCCTGACACGCTCCCTGACCGTTTTCAGGGGAATACCTTTCACCTGGTTATCCCCGGCAACGGTATTCTGCGCAACCTGCCGTGTGGCGACAGAAATAATCTTTGCCGCCACACGGTTTACCGCCCATGCGCTGGCCTGTGGCACCATGCGGGTATCGAGGCTGTTCAGATTGCGGATGGCATTCTCAAGCCCCTTCATCCCACACCTCTTTACTCAATAAAGATCATTGGCTTACCGTTAAAGCGTTCATGCCGTGTGACCGTCCATTGTTGTCCGTCATAAACAACGCGATCCCCGCGCCGTGGGCGGTATCCCGAAGAAAACACCACCAGAGAGACCGCAGGTCCGGACAGAGCATTCAGCTCTGCCAGTGTTTCTCCCGGGATCACAGTCATATAGACATCATTAATCGAGGCTGTCTTTCCCATCTTTCTGACCGTGATCGCATCCATACGCGCTGCCAGCCGGGAAAAGGGATCAGACATTGAGTTTTACCGGTACTTCTTCTGCACTGGTTCCGGCATCTGCCCAGACAACCCCGACCAGCGGATCAGAGCCGCTGTTAGTCAGCTGAACTTTTCCGGACTTCAGATAAACCTTCTTACCCGTTTTCATGTCATCCGTTTTCAGCTTAGGCAGCATAAACACACCTTCGGTCATGCCGTCGCCTGTTTCACCCTGTGGAATATCGGTCAGCGCCACCGCAAAAACATCACCCACCTGCACCAGATCTCCGCTGCTGATGGCTGCACTGGCAACAATCGCCACCGTTTTTCCTTCTTCTACAAAATTCTTTGCCATAACTGTCTCCGCACAGCCCCGTTCAGGGGCTGATTTCAGGTACAAAAAAGCCCTTACGGGCCATCAGAGTTGTTATCTGCGACGTTTACGCCGTACATTTCACCAGACCGCGGTGATCAACTGGCGCGACACCAGCGTCAATACGCACTTTCGTTGTCACGCCATCCACACTGAAGCCCTCCATCTGATCAATATATGGCGTATCCACACCGTTGAGATAAGCCACTTCAATCGTATCGGAGCCTTTGGACGCAGCCAGGTAGAAGGTGGTCTGGCTGTTATCATCAAGACGAGGCTCTGCAATAACGGTCGCAAAATCTTTCACCGGGTTAATAATACCGGCGTTAATGTCAGCCCCCTTGACACTTGAGGAGCGAATGACCTGGTTAGCAACAGACTCCATCGCCGTCGGTACCAGTACGAACGCAGGACGAATATTCAGATGACGCTCACCCTCTTTCTGAACACGCATCAACTGGCGGGCTTTATCCAGCGATGCCACGTCCATTGCAGCGCTCTCCAGTACGTTTGCATGTTTCGCTTTATCGAACAGACTTACATTATCTGTGGAGATTTTCGGGTTAGACGTCAGAATGGCATAAACCAGATCGGCAATAGTGGATTTCGCCGCACGGCCCAGTTTCATCGGGACATCGGTCAGCATATTCAGATCATCGTTGATAATGGCCTGACGGGTGATACTGAACAGTTCACCATAGGTCGCCAGTGCAATCGTGGCCTGTTTATCTCCGGTAGTAACGTATTTATATTCCGCCCCTTCACGCACCTGACGCAGAGCACTGAAGCCCCCCATACCCACACGATGGGCAATTTTAAAATCAGACAGTTGACCTTTCCGCGTCCACTGTTCATAGGTTTCAGGGGCATCTTCCCAGCCCTGCAGAATGGCTTTGTTCGCAACATCCAGCAGAATATTACCGAAGTCAGACGTACTGTGTGTGAACGCTGCCCCGACCATCTGCATCGGGTTATAACCGGAAACCCCAATACCCCGTTCAGTCAGTGACATACGGGCATATTCACGCAGGGTCATCCCGTTGTAGACATTATCACGTTCAGTTTTTTCAAACCCGGCACGCGCCATCAGCGCCTGGCGGATCCCGTCCCCCACAAAATTACCGTTTCCGGCATAAATATGGGCCGGGGTATTTTTATTTGATGGTGAAAATTCCTTACCCATTTCGTTAAGTAATTTCTCACGGGCCTGCTCAAGCGAGCACTCCGGATCGGAAAGACAACTGGCCTGCAATGTCTGATAACGCCCGCCAAACATACCAAACAGTTCATTAATACCACTCACACGTGTTTTTGCTCTGCCAGTACCTGCGCACGGATACTGCTTTCATCTGCGGAAGGTGCATTTGTGGTGGTCGCGGTTGTGGCAACCTGAGCCGTAGTCTGCTCCTGTGTCTGAGATGCAGTATTTTTGTTTTCAGGTTCACGCGTTGCACTGTTGCGTGGCGGAGTAATCATGTTTCGAATGGATTCCGGCATCTTTTTAAATTCCTCTGTACGTTTTGACTGAATACATGCCATTGCCTTAACGGCTGGCGTCACCTGATCAGCAAATCCATGTGCCAGACATTCGGCACCGGACATCCAGGTCTCATCCGCCAGCATGGCAGCAACTTCATCGGTGGTTTTCCCGGTTTTCTGTGCATAAGCGGGTAACAGAACCGCCTCAACTTTATCGAGCAGGTCGGCATAGGTGCGCATGTCCTCCGCATCACCGCCCGTAAAGCCAAATGGTTTATGAATCATCATGAAGGTGTTTTCCGGCATAATGACCGGGGTTCCCACCATCGCAATGACCGACGCCATTGATGCCGCCACACCGTCGACATAAACGGTAATGGACGCACCATGTGTTTTCAGTGCATTAAAAATGGCGATGCCTTCAAAGACATCGCCACCCGGTGAATTGATATGGAGATTAATGTGGGTGATATCGCCCAGTGCATTCAGATCACTGATAAACTGCTTCGCCGTAACACCCCAGAAACCAATCTCGTCATAAATATAAATATCCGCGTCACTCTGGTGACCTGCCTGCATCCTGAACCAGGAATTATTCTTCGGACTGGCCGTCGGTGTGCTGCGGCTCCTGTCGTTTCGTTGCGACACTGCTGCCTCCTTTATCACTGGCCGGATCGGTATCAAATATCAGACCCAGCTTGCGGTTTTCATCAATTTCAGCCTTGCGCCGACGTTTGACATCATCCGGATTACGCCCACCTGCTCGCACCCAGTCTGATTCTGTCGCCGCTCCACCGCGAATCTGGATTTTCCAGGCCTCAGCCTCCTTAACCGGATCAATCCACGGCATGACCGGACCGGAATATGTTGCGTTACACAACGTTTTCATATCCACATCCGACGGGATTTTCAGCAGACCTGCTGCTACCACCATGTTCAGCCACGTCCGGTACACGGGACGGGTTACAGCACCAATAAAGCAGTCCTGCAGGATCAGATACCCGTCAGTGGACTCGACCAGCTCCTGTCGCTGAGCGCTGTAGGTACCGTTGTAATTGCGCGCCGCACTGGAAAAACTCATACGACTGCCTGCGGCCACCGCACGCAGCTGCCCGTTACGAAAAGTTTCAAGGTTAGGATTGGGCCGATCAGATTTGACCATGCCAATATCTTCCCCCTTGCGCAAATCGTCATAAATAATGCCAGGGGTGATATGCAGTTCCCGGTCATTATCTTTATTTATCGTGGCGTCTTCATAATCCTGCCCATCTCCTTTACGGATATACAGCCCCAGAGCCGCAGCAACACGCGCCGCTGTCAGCTCAGCATCTTCATATTCCTTAAGCGCACTGATCCGCATCAGCACACCTGACAACATGGATGTACCACGCGTCTGATGCAGACGACGGGTAAATTTCAGATGCACCATATTTTCGGCAACGATCTCTTTGGTATCACTCAGCCGCCCGGTAGTCGGATGATTTTTATAAACCAGGTATTTTTCGGTCTGCCCCAGTCATCCAGAAAAACACCCTGATTCAACCCCACAGATTCATCACTGAGCATGGGCACAAAATCCGGCTCCATTGCCTCGATCCAGAAAGGCACGCCAGCAGTCCGCACCAGCCCGCCGCCGGCACCACGAACCAGCTGGGCAAACACTTCACCATCACGTAACCAGGTACGCAGCAGCAGACGCTCGAGCATGGGGCGCGTATACTGCCCGGTCACATCCGGACTGACAGACCATTCCACCCACAAGCGACGGATAATCATTGCCAGCTCTGTGGCTATATCACCGTTCTTCAGTAATGGCTGGGGTTCGGCAACGATCCCTTTTGCACCAATCACCCGTTCCTCAAGTTTGTCGAAAACACCGATTACCAGATCATGATTGATGTCCAGAAAACGAGCCTGCTCCCGCAGGGAAACTGCACCGTACTTACTGAGCTGGTCGGCAGAACGATTTTCCCGCCGGGCTTTATGTGTACGAGTAGGCTTCACTGCCTCATAGGCACGAATTAATGCCCTTGAGCGCAATCTCGCAGCTTTCCAGCCAGGTGAAAAAACACCAATCACATCATCAAGAATTGCCATCAGAACCTCGCCAGTTTATAGCCCGGCGTCCCCCGTCGCCGCGCAGCCAGAGTCGCAAGGCGACGTTCCCACTCCTGCCGCCCCTGTCGGATCTCGGATAAGTTTTCCATGGTCATCTGCTGACCATTAAAAGTAATGGACTTTCCGTCCAGCACTGCCATTTCCGCATTGATATAACGATGGATCATGGCTTCAATATCATTCTGGTTCACAACCATCCTCCGGAAGTCACCCATGGGTTTTCTTCATCAGGCACCACTTTTTTCGTTTCTTTTTTTAACGGACACGGATACCGGCTCCGGCGAGGCTGACAGTCCGGCATCGTCCCTGACACGCTCCAGCCAGGTTTCCCTGCATGCCCATTCCGGCGCATCCGGCCACTGAATTTTCTCGTAACCATGCAGAATGACCAGAGCCTCGGCATACACCATCAGGTCAAAAGCTTCGTTGGCACCTCGACCCGGCTTACTCCATTTCCCGTCACTGCTCCGCTCTTCATACGTCAGTTCGTCGTAAAACCAGCTCCCCAGCCAGTCAGGGAAATGCACATAGCCGGGACCTGGCGAGTCACGCCATAACGCGTTATTCACCCGGTCTTTCAGGGCATCCGTCTGAAGAAGCCAGAGCGGCACATCACCTGCGGCCTGCGCCCGTCGGCCCGTTCGTCCGGTGTTATCAGGGAATGTACGGGTGATCAGTTTTGCGCGCCGGATGCTGTCGCCCTTAAACAGGTAAATACGTTTACCAAGGCCATCACGACGGCAACGACGCCAGAATTTATAGGCATTATCAGTGACCCCGTCTTCACCGCCGGAGTCCACCGCCATTGCCATCAGTCGCATTTGTTGAGAAGGATCGGAGGCCAACGGCCAGCTTTTATGAAAAACATCCGTCAGCAGGACATCCCAGTCCTCAGGATAACCAGCAGGATCAATTCGCAGGCTTTCTCCGTTGTTGTCACAACGCAATGACTGCGTGATGTTGTAACGATCAATAATCCAGCGTTCGCCACGGCAACCATAACCCGTTACCTGAACCACAAAACGGCGATGACGTCCCGCCTGCACATCCACTGTCGCCGCCAGGAAATTAACACCATCCGGCACGCAGCGGGGAGGAACAGGCTCTGCCCGCTGCTCAAGCAGTTCACTTTTTCGTTGCTCCATGCTGGCGCGGGGAAGATAAGGTAATCCCCAGTCGGTGTTGATAACCGCCCTGAGTGTTTCTTCACTTCCGGTTGTCTCGTATTCCTGTTCTGCAGTAAGCAGTTTGTAAACGAGTTGCGAGAGTGTCTGGTAAGCAGCTGCCGGACCCTCCATCCAGAATGACGCAATACGTGAACGCCTGGGATCACCATAACGACTGCCATCCGCATTGATGGATTCACCATCCCGCAACCAGACCCCACGTCCGTTCAGCTCACGTTTTTGTTCAGGCATAATCCGTCCTGAACAGGAAGGACACTGAATATAAGCCGCCTCACTTGCCAGCACGGGATCGGCAATATCACGGAAACCAGCAACCACATCGCCGCAGGGCTGAAAATACTCACCACAGTGTGGACAGGGCCAGTACCAGCGACGGCGATCGCCACGGTTATAGAGCGACAGTATCCCCGTGGTTGGTGGAGCCTCATGCGGTGAAGTCCGTCGCCATTTCACATCCTTCACATCCCTGCCGGGGGAACTCTCCACCAGCGTCATACCACTGGACATAAATGTTGTGGTACGTTTTGAGGCAAGAGAGAAAGCATCCCCCTCACCATCAATATCTTCCGGAAAACGGTCATAATCCGTCAGCGCGACGCATTTATAATCTGATGAGGACATGATATTGACTGACGGCCAGCCGATTTTCAGGTAGTTGCCAGCAAGGAATGTTCTGTCATAAACGTTGTTGTCATTTTTGTTCGGACTCAGGCGACTGACCACTTCCGGGCTGACGCGAAACGTTCTGGCGAGTCGTTTTTGGGAGTGTTCGCGGGCTTTTTCCTCCGTCATCTGAATGATCAGCATATCAGCAGGATCGCAAATCACGTTGTAAATCACCCAGCCGTCAATCAGGCCGATAGTCTTGCCGGTTCGTGCCGGGCCAACAAATATCACTGCGTCGTATTCACGCGAGGCCAGGCAGTTCATCGGCTCAATAACATACGGTGCCACCAGCGGATCCCACGGGACTGAGTTCCCTGCCCCCATGGGCACCCGCATATACTGAGCAACGGCATCAGCAACCCGCATTCGTCTTGGTGCGCGAAGGATATAACCTGAATCGGTTCGTGCTGCCTTTGCGGTTTCCTGATTCAGCATTACTCCTCCTGCTGTAATTCCTCCTCATCATCCGCACCTGCTTCAGTCACCCGCAGGGCTATCTGATCGCGCAGATCATCAATAATGGACTGAACACGGCTCACAGCGGCAGGCTGCAGACCGCAGTCACGTTCAAGAATATCCGGTAATGTCTCCAGCACCTGCACGACCGCTTTTGCCCAGATGGCAAACTCCCGTCTGACATCACTGGCCGGAATGAGTTGTGCCGTTTCCTGTTCGAACTTAAGACGCTCACGTTCAGACTGATACCAGGCTTTGCGCTCATGCGCGTCCATTTCGCCTTCTGCAACCGGCGGTGGTAATGCCAGAAATGCCGACACAATATCAACCACCCGATAAAGCTTGAGGTTGCTTTCATGCCCCCCTGCAACGGGTAGATTTTGCAGCCTTGCCGCAGCAGTCTGGCGATGTACACCTGACAGTGCCGCCAGTTGACTGATATTCAGCGTCAGATTTTTTAACTCTCGATCCATACCCGCTCCAGAATGTTTTAAACATGCATCTTGCGAACAACTTTAGGCAAACGGTGTTAGTGATGAACAAAAAACAATCAAAATCGACACCACAAAAATAAAACCACTGTAATATCAACACATTACAGTAGTGGTGATGACGAATGAAATTTCAAAAACTAGCCTTTTTCCGCGCCGCTCCCGCCCCGTGGCAGGCCACCCCACCGGGAGGACCCGTCAGCCTGACAGCCATGACGAACGTCTGATACAGCGCCCTGCATGAATGACATCGGGATAATCCAGAAAGGAATAGCATCGTACCCACAAGAATCAGTGTAAGTGTCCTGTTTCTTCCACCCCCGCACAGGACTGGCGAGCATGAGGGACAAACCCGCGAACCATAAACGCGGTAAAAACCCGGTGTGCATCGTTTTTGATTATTCCCGCACACTCGCGCAGAAGGAGTTCCCCGTCGGGCTACGGTCATGGTTAATGCGGGAATACAGCGACGATACAGCGCATGATGTGTCAGGCTTGAATACCTTTATCCGTTAAAAGGGATATCAGTTAAGTTATCCCGTGTAGGGTATAAGCCATTATCAAGCCCACCAGTAGATGGGCTTTGTAATGGCTACTTCGCTTTTGCTTCCGCTCGCTTACGCCGGCGCTCTTCTTTCCTCTCGGCTTTTGCCATGTCCATGAATGCCTGCATGATCGAGTTCCGCATCATGTAGCTAACAAAGTGATGATTGACACAGCCGTTGAGGCGCAGCTGCTCGCCAAACTCATCCACCGAGGCCAATGCTTCCATCATGCCCTTCTCGCCTTTCATGAACTCTGAGAAGTCGCGCCCCGCTCTGGAGGCGCATTCAATGACACGATCACTCATCCCGGAAGCCCGGGGATCGTTATCTGCAGCTGGTTAGCCAGGGAGTTAATCTCAGCGACCAACACTGGCTTCGTATAGCGCCATGCCGCCAGCCCTTGTCCACAGAAGCTCGCCATATCTTTTTTCTGATCAAACTCATGACACTTCATATTGAGCTGCGCACTTAAGCTGTTGCGATGCTGAAGTTCTCCGGTGAAGTAGTCATCCAGGACTTTATAGGCTGCATATTTAAATCCGGGGTTTAGCCATGCTGCATAATCATAAGCAACAAACTTCCCGCCATATGTTCCACCGTGTACACCGCGCTCAGTAAAAACCACAGATTCGTGGTTTTTCTCCAGCTCGGCTAAGAACTCTTTGGTCTGCTTGTTTCGCAGGTAGTGGTACGGAGATTCAGATTCACTTTTACCACTGGCTTTCCACATATCAGTGAGGCAGATCATGCCATCTTCACCGATACGGATTGGCTGATTGAAGAGGGTTAATGATTTCATGTCGTATACCTGTTCTTTGAAATGAACCTTTGCCGCACAGGAAACCAGCCCACCGAGGCTCGCCAGCACTAACTGGTATCCTCAAAGGCTCATTCCAAAGGGGCAGGTTCGGTGGTTATCATGCGCTGCGGTGCGCGGTGAAATTCAGATATGAAAAAGCCCACGCGTTTACGTGGGCTGGTATGCATGACGTCAGGACTAACCGATGAGTTTTAAATCAGCTTTTCGGTGTTTTTCTGATCGGTATAAAAATTTTCATGTGGACCGATGCTAAGGAGGTAGAGCTCAAGTTTATCGTCAAGCCAGCTGTAACCCAGAAGCGCCTGTTGATTATTCAGCTGAAATTTATGCACACGAAGAAAACTGAGGTCTCCTTTCTTTTGCGTTCCCAACAGAGGATTGTCAATTATTCTGTCGATCTCATCTTCCACAACTTTCAGTTGCGCTTCCGGGAGTTTACTCAGAGACTTTTCGAAACGCCGACTCTGATAAACATCAATTTCACGACCTGTCTGTTCTTCTGACATAACGCGTTACCTTGTTGTGTCTGATTTCGCTTTGTGACAGCAGAACTTCGCTAATAAAACTGAATGGCAGATCTGGATTATCTTCAGCTATACGACCAATCTTAGCCCAGTGCTCAATTTGTTTTGGTATGCTGCGACTTGCGGCATCAGCGTGAACCTTTACGTCACTGACGAAATCATCGTCTAAACGGATGCTTGTTGCCATTATGGTTGCCTCTCTGTGGTTGTACTTCATGCGGTGCGTACGCATACGCTCTGGAAAAGCGCACCTTAAACATGCAACAAATTGTCGCAATATGCAATCTTTATTTCCGCAACAGGTAAACAGCATTCATTCCAGCTCCGTTAATTCAGACACTGCGTTCTGATGTATTCCTGAAGCGTTCTCAGTGCTGTCTGGTCTCTGATGATTCCGTCTCTGATACCGAGAACGTTTCGTCCAGCAACTGGAGAGAGTTCGACGCTGGCATCATTGCCCATGCCGGAGGCGCTGGAGGTTTCGGCTGAGGATGGCACAGGGCATTTTCCTTTGACGAGCACCCGACCACCATTATCAAGCTTGCGCCGAAGAGCATCATTTTCAGCTTTCGCATCAACTAACTCCTTCGTGTATTTAGCATCGAGTGCATCAGCATCACGCTGGCGCTGCTGCATGTCAGTAATGGTTGCGTTCGCCAGCTTCAGTTCTCTTGCGTTTTTGTCGCGCTGCTCTTTGTAGGTAATGGCGTTATCACGGTAATGATTAACAGCCCATGACAGGCAGACGATGATGCAGATAACCAGAGCGGAGATAATCGCGGTGACTCTGCTCATTGCTATCCCCCAACAGGCTAATGCGCTTTCCTGGTCACGACGAATAACCTGTCCATAGCAGTTATTTGAACGTATGCGGCAATCGCGCCCAACATCTTTTATCCACCAGCGAATCGCCTCGCATGCACCTTTACGATCACCAGCATTCAGCCGCTTATAAAACGTCGACGGAAAACACTTACCGGGGCCAATGTTATAGGGACAAAATGACGCTATACCCGCTTTCTGTGGTTCGGTCAGAGGTACTTTTAATATTGCGCTCCACCCATGCCAGCGCCTTATCACGTTCAATAGCGTTAACCTGGTCGCATTTTTCCTTCGACAGTTTCATACCGGGAAAAACGGGTTTACCATCCACCATCGTGGCACCCCGACAGATGGTCCAGATGCCGGAACCATCGCGGTATGCCGTAGTGTGGTTACCTTCTTTTTCATCCAGAAACTGGTCGAGAATATCAGGCGCAGGCGCACCGATAGCAATCAGTGCCAGAACGGCAGCCGACAGGCCATATCTGATTTTTACGTTCATGGATATTTATCAGGATTTATCGGCTTCAAATCCCCGGATATGTTAAATCTTACCTCGCCAGTGATGGGCACTGGCGGGAGGAGGATGTCAATCTGATAAACACAGAGGTGACTACGGATTACACAAATCTACCAAAACAAACTTTTGCTGATTTAATCGCACTCAGGCAAGCAGTCGTAGCTCTAATCAACTTGTTGCCGGAGAAGGAAAAGGAATTAGTTAAAGCGCTTCTTAACAGAACTGCCGCCGATTTTTCATCATATCCACTGACAGATGACCTTGCGGACCTTCCTGAATTAATTGCAGCGTCCGCCATTAAGCTTACTGAAGAGATTTACCCTCCTCAAAAATCTTCACAAAATTCCTGCGAGTAACTTCAATGCAATAATCGTAAAACGCCGCAAACTGCTCATCGCGGCGTTTTTTTTCATCTTCAGAAGGAATCAGCACCGACAATTTTTTCTCCAGTTTTTCAATGGGCGATTCAATATCATCTTTTTCTGACCGCAATGCCGTCGGTGGCGTCTTCAGAGAACCAGTAATTCTTCCCGGTAGCTTTCCTTTGTAGGTTATCCACACATTCTGCGCCTCTAAAATTATGGGGCGCTTTTCCGGCGACTGCTCATCCCCTTCACATAACCCGGCAGCAACATCCAGGAATACCTGTCTGATTCTCATTCTGGCCGCTGCCTCATAAAACTCCAGCGCGGCACCTTCAACACGGTCCAGCGAGATGTCCAGGTCAAAAATTTCACCGTCAAAGCGTTTTTTGTCCCGTAACGCTAAAGTTACCGCAACTTTATTCTCAAAATTGCGGACCCCTTTCACAATCAGTTCATAGTTTTGTGTCATTGAATTACTCTCCCCG